CTATTCATTGGTTAGAGCTCTGCCTCCGGCTCGGGAGGGTTACAGTAAAGGCTATCCGGGTAGAGCTCGCAGTAGGTCTTAGCGTACTCGTCTCTAGAGCTAGAGCTTCCATAATTATGAATCCCCATTGGCGTGGGCCATATAATGTACTGCTCCCAAGATGCCAACGGCTCACCCGACCACCAAACATCAACGGCGTAAACATCGGATACGACCGCCGCTTTCGTTTCCTCGCCTTCCTCGTTATACTCTGCGGGTTCTATTGTCAAGTAACCCAATTTAACAACAAGGTGCCCGTGTGTTGGGTTCCCCTCGTCATCGTGGGGCAATGCGGCTATCGCAGTATCTGCGGCGGCCTCATTGGTAAACTCGTATTTTCTTGTTAGTTTCATTTTATATCGTTGTAAGGGTTGCTAAATCTGCATCGCTTAAAGCGGTGTTAAATACGAGGACTTGTTTTGTTTTGCCGTGAAAGTCATCTCCACCATCTCCCCTATTAAAACTTAACGCAGATAAAGTATTTGCAGCTATAGCTGTGAAAGAATTTACGCTTTGCACCTCTACCCCATTGACCCAAAGTGCAACATCATTAACCTTGTATTTTAGTGCTATTTTATTTGTAGCAGTTACATCGGTTAATGTATGTGTTAAGTCAATTGTGACCGAATTTGATACTTTTATTATTGCACCAATTTGATTGGCGGTGCTTTTTAAATTTATTAAAACAGAATTAGTATAATTTCCACTATTTATAGAAATTCTCCTATTAGGTGCTGCATCTACCAAAGCCGCAACCTCAGCATATAAAACACCTTCGGTAGAATTAAAGGTTGTAACATCACCCGCACCCGTGCAAACATCCGCCCCCCTCGTAATCGTGCCGCCCGAATGGTTCGGAATGTAGGAAGTTGGGTAGGTTACATTTGCCTCGCCTTGAAAACCATAAATAAGCATTCCTTTGGAGCCGTCTCCCGTTGCATTAGCACTTGTTCCATCATCTGATAAGTAAATAACTCCATCAGCGTTAGTAGTATTGTTTGATTTTATACTGCACCGATACCATCCGTCTCCAATTAATTCAATAGTAGCATCCTCATTTGCTATTGTTGCTCCTCCCGCATTTCCTACTTTTGTTCCGTTTTGAATGTCAAAAGCATAGGTTTGAAAAACAGAATTTGTGGCTAAAACCAAATACTGAAAACCACCGCTTTCATATTTAGCAAAGACTGAAAGGACATTATCTCCCGATACGCCAAAAGTATTTTGTGTTTGTATTCTAAAATTAGTCGTACCATTTTGCGGAATAACTTTTGTAGCATTTTGCACTCCTTCTGGGCTTATTGCGTAATTCGTTACAATGTCTGCGCTTCGTAGGTCGTAAATAGTGATATCTTCAAAATATTCGCTTAATTCAATTTGGTTCGTCCTACTCGGCTCCAATAAAAGAGACGGGCAAGTCGCACCCCCCGAATAATCAAAACGGGGTTCGTCCTCTAATAATCCCGCCTTTCCCGTTGTCGCTCCCGATTCAATGTAATCCGTAGCGGCCAAGCCGATTTCCAATTGGGCGTCTTGGATGTAGATGGAACCCGTTGTTTGGGATACCTCCCCATCAGTAGGGTACAAAAGAATTATAGACACACCACTTGCATTAAGTGCAAATGTTATACGATACCATCCGTTGCTTACATCTTGAATGTCAACATCAATAGCATTGTCAGAGCCAAATAAACTACCATCTCTTAAATCAACATAAGCATTTGCAACTGCTGTTTGCTGTAAACGAACACGAATACCATTAGCAGTACCTTTTTTTGCATATATGCTAAATGTGTGCACTCCACTAAAACTAATACTTTGGTACAACCTTCCACCAGCGGTAGTGGCATCTAATTCCCAAGCATTAGAACTACCATCGTATCCGCTTTGGCCGCTTGTTACATTTGAGTCTATAGTCGCCCAAGTCGTATCAAACTGATTGCTCTGCAACAAAAGATTCTCTCGCCCTTTCTCAATCAATCCATCAGCACCCACACGGGTAGCCGCAAGGTTTGAACCTCTTGAAAAGGTGAAGTCGCCCGTGCCGTCCGTGGGCTTTATGCTGTACGCTTTGCCGTCTTTACCGGCGGCCCCGCTTGGTAAAAATGCGAGGGATGCATCGTCAAAAAAACTCATAATAGATTAAGGGTTTTCGGTTAAAAATGTTAGATCAGTCGTAAGACAGCTTTCGCTCTCAAGCGTTCCGCCGTCCGTTTCTACTCTCGCTTTAAAGTCGGAGATTAGACCGGCAATAACATTAACGCCGCCCCCACTAAAAAAGCCTCTGCGTAGCAGGTAAAAATAAGTAGCTTTTTTCATTTGTTTAATTTATATAAAGTTGGACTATTTTTTTTACTTCTCTTTCTTTTGTATTATATACCAGTTACTGTCTTTACCGAGCAAAGTAATACCGTCGTAGCTGCGATCCATTACATAAGATGCCTCGGCGTCTATACGCTCTCCGCTTTGGGGCGCGAGCGTTATAGTCTTGTTCGCTAGTACGGTGTCATCCGTTTTAAAGCGTAGTATTACGCCGTCCTCAGCTGAAGGTAAGTTTACCGTATAGGTTCCATTAGTACCGCTATAGCTAATAAAGTTAAAATGGTTTGTAGCGCTTAGCGTTTCACTACCTCCAGGGGCACCGGTAATTTCGTTTAGCGTTACGTTCACTCTAGAGGTAGTAGTAAACTCTCCTACGCTTGTAGTAGCTAACGTACTCGCTCCGGTTACCCCTAGCGTACCGCCTATCGTTTGGTTACCGGTTACCTCGCTCGTAGTTACTGTAATGTCTACCCCGTTTATAACCTCGTCCGTTCCCTGCTGGCTGCTTACTCTAGCTACAAAGTCAGCACCACCGCCAGTACCTACCGGAGTATCTACTGTAATATTTGTACCGTCCTTTGCTATTTTAAACCATTCGCTAGACCATTCGTCAGCATTAGCGTTATAGGTCCCCTGCATAGGAAGCCAGTAAGCGCTATCGAATTCATAACGTATACCAAAAGGATAAGGCCCTACGATCGTGCCGCTATACCTTTCTATAGGTTTCTTATGTAAGCTTAGGACCTCGTTAGTAAGCAGCTTTAATAAGCTCGTATAGCTACCGGTATTACCTCTACGCCATTGCGTAGAAGGTACCCAGCTGCTGCCGTCGTATACGTAAAAGCTACCTTGTAGCCCTAAAGAGTCGCTTACCCTTAGCTCGCCTAAATCTAGAATAAGGTTACTGTTTATATTAGCGTCGGTATTCGTGGCGCTGTAAATAGTAACCTCGCTGCTGGCTCCGCTATCATTTAAGTAAGTAGCCGTAACTTCTTTTACTTGGTTGGTCTCGTCAAAGTATACGGGGACCGTTTTTACTGTGTTGTTAAAGGCGTCGTATACTTGGTAGTAGTTTACGTCTAGCTCCGCTTCACCGTCTACCGGTAGAGGCGGAGTAACTAGGCTAAAGGTGTTACTTATATAAGCCCCGCTCGCCTCGTTTCTTGTTGTACCGGCGTCTACTTCGTAGTAGCTCGGCGTGGTGGTCCAAGTTGTAGCGCCGTACAGCTGACCGCCACTAGGGTTAAATTCTCTCTTTAAATAGTAGAAGGTTCCAGGGTTTGCCGCATCTTCTATACGAAGCTCTAAGCGCCATACCGGCCGCCAAAAATCTAAGGCTACCGTACCCGCATTACCGTTATGCGTGAGCTGCCAAATAAGCAGGCCGGTTACTTGTATCCTTCCGTTATTATCATCTACTACAAAGCCGAGGCCCTGCCTTCCCGTTGCACCGGTGTAGGTTAGTCTATTAGCTAGGAGGTTGTTACTACGCTCCTGGTTATATCCTACCTGCACCTTCTTAAGCGCTGGCAAGAAGTTAAACTGGTTACCCGCTAGACGTGCCCCTCCTCCGGTTGTACCGTCGAGGGTTACGTCATCGTTTACCGTTGCGGTAGAGTCTAGGCTACCGTCGTATAAATAAGTATATACTATGCGTTCAGCGTCGGCCCTTTCTAGGTATTGCTCGAAAGTAAATACGCCGTTCTTTTGGTAGAACCTAGCGCCGAAAGCTATACAAAGCTCTTTTAATATCTCTAAATAATTAGAGTAAGTTACTGTACCGTCTTCCTGCTTTTCGGAATACACCAAAGCGCTAAAGCGCGTTAATGTGGTTACGTCAGTAGTAGCGCTATAGGTGTGCTGAGTGTCCCAAGTATTTACTACAGTAGCGTAAAAATTATCGTTACTTAGGTAAAGCTCATCTAAACCTATAGCTCCTACAGCGCTTTCTATAAAGCTCTCTATAGTTACATTAGCTATGCTTTCGTAAGGTATATTAGAAAGGCTACCTATACCGTCTACTGCCGTTATGTTAAATACGTACGGCTTATGCGTATCTTCTACCGTTACTAGGTCCTGCATTATTATACCGGTCCAGTAGTGAGCGTAGTTGGTGCCGTTGTGAAGTAATACGCGAAGCGTAAAGCGCTTCTCCTGGTATTGCTTAAGATCAGTTATAAAGTTATCGAAAAAAGCATCTTCGTTATAAGCGCTTACGGTACAGTTAGAGCCTATAATAGGGCTTACTATATCGTCCGTTTCTCCGCTATAGTTTAAGGTAAACCCATCGCTAGCTACTACGAAGTCCTGCGCTGTACCGCCGTAGCTACTGTCGTAAATCTCTACCTTAAAAAGCTTATTTGTTGAGCTGTGAAATTCACTATATAACCTTAACCCCATATTTAAAATCCTCTATATCTGCTTCGTGTTCTTCCTGCTTTTTCGCTGCTTAGTAAGATGTCCTGGCCGGATAGTTTACCTACTACGGTTACAGTACCGCCTCCGGCTCCGCCTATCATATTCTTAAGCTTAGATAGTGGGGCTATTACTTCCGGGTCCATTCTAGCGTTAGGGTTATCCCCTACTACCGCTAAAGTCTCGCCGTAGGCTAGACCACCTTTAGCTAGTTTTACCTCGCTTTGGTTTGCTGCTATTTGTTTCATTCTACCGCGAGCGGCTCCCGCTAATGCTAAGAGCCCAATACCCGCAGCTATAGCTGTGGCTGGGTTTAAACTTTGTAAGGCTTTCTTAATACCTTCTACTGCAAAACCTACACTTATAGCGAGCTTACCTAGTTGCTCTGCCATAGAAGCAAAAGCGCTTAAGACAAAAGTACCGAAACCTTCAAACGCGGCTTTTCCAGTAACTAAGCTTTCGCCTAGTCTCATTATACCCTCAGTAACTACACTTTCTACCATTCCGGTAACAGCTTGCGCTATTGCCTCGCTTTGCGCTTGTACTTGTAGACTGTAATCTTTCCAAGCTTTACCTAGCTTGCTTAGGTTCTTTATAGTTTCTTCAGTCCCGTCTCCGTCTCCGTCGCCGTCGCCGTCTCCGTTTCCGTCATCTGTACTAGGCGGAGTAAATCCTTTAAAAGTGAAAAAAGATTTAGCCTTCTCCCAGGCCTTCATCATAGGCGCGACCATATCATCGATGCCCTGCTGTAGTCCTTCCTCGGTTACTAGCTCTATCTTGTCTTTAGGTGCGAAAGCATTTTCTATAGCTTCGCCGTAGTTATCGCTTATACCGTCTATAATATCGGTAACGGTATCTACTGCGGCGTCTTTAATATTATTTAAGCCCTCTTTAATTAGGTCTAAATCAAAAGTAAAGGCTCCTAAAAATAGCTGGCCTAAACCTCTAAGGTTCTTACCGAAAGAGTCAAATAAAGCTTTTCCTACTGTAAATAGGTTTTTAAAGGATCCTATTACAAGCTGAATAAGAAACCTAAAAATACCGGTTTGGTTTTCTAGGTCTATAAAGTAGTTTATTACCTTTACTAATATAGGCCTAACTTGATCCCAAAATTTATACATAGCAAAACCAGCGGCAGCGATACCCACTATAATTAACCCTACCGGGCTAAGTAGTGCGCCTATCGCTGTAGCTATAAAACCTATACCGCTCATAATAGGGCCGCTTGCCGCTACTATAGCAGTAAGCGTAAGTATTGTGGTTTTAGTCTCGGTGCTAAGATCTTTAAAGCTGTTTATAGCTTTAGTTATAAAGTCCGCTATTTTCGTAACCATTGGCAGCAAAGCAGCGCCTAGCTCTATACCTGCGTTACGTAAACTGTTTAAGGTTTGCTGGAATTTAAAGCCGGACGTTTGGCTTACATTCTCGAAGCCCTCATCTACTATACCAGTACTGTTACTTATATTATCTAGTACAGCGGCGTAGGTCTCGCCCTGCGCTCCAGCTGTACCGAGCACAGCAGATAGCGCGCGGACGTTCCCGAAGACGCTAGTAAGTGCCTCGTCGTTACCCTCGAAGCTTTGCATTAAACTTGCTAGGGTAGCTTGTAGGCCTTCCTCGCTTACTTGGTTACGGAGGTCTTCCGCAGTCATTCCTAAAGTAGCTAGAGCGTTTTTAGCGTCAGCTGTAGGCTTTAAGAAGCTAGCCATAATACCGCGTAAACCTACTACGGCCTCTTCGGCCGGTACACCCAAACGGGTAAAGGTTGCGATATTAGCGCCTACCTCTTCAAAGCTTACGCCAAGCTGGGAAGCTATACCTACTACCCTACCAAGGGTAGGGGCTAAAGCTTCCGCCTCTAGGTTACCTTCTCTTACGATAGCGGTTAAAGTGTCGGTCGCTTGCGCTGCCGTCATTCCGCTAGAGCTGTAAGCCTGCATAACCCCGGTAAGGGCTTGCGCTATTTGTTGCGTATCTCCTAAGCCAATAGCTGAGGCTTTCGCTGATCTCTCTAAAACCTCCGTAGCTTCAGCGCCGCGAAGACCTGCGGAGGCTACCGTAAAGAGTGCCTCGCTTAGCTCCTGCTGGCTCTTACCAGTTTCGGCGCTTACGCCTTTTACTGAGCTTTTAAAATTGTCTAGAGCCTTACCCGTAATACCTACGAGGTTCTCTATCTTGCTAAAGCTGCCTTCTAGGTCGGTAGCCATCTTAACACCAGCTGCACCCGCAGCGGCAAAAGGTAGGGTAACATTACTTGTAATGCTACTGCCTATGCGCTTAGCCTGCCCTCCGAACTTACGGAGGCTGCGCTGTGCTATCTTAAGGCCTCGCTGGAGGCCGCTAAGGTTTGCACCTATGCTAATGTTAGTACTCGCTATTGTCCTTTTTGCCATCTGCCTAGTATTGCTTTAGCTTCTTGTTTTGTTAGCTTTGGGCCTTTGTGTTTATTCTCCCAAGGGAAGCGGACCAAGTCCGTAGCTTTTACCTTTTTGTTTTTTGGTAGCTGTAGGTTTACTAGTACCGTAGTACTCCACCTCTCACGCTCCCAGCTTTGCTGCTGGGTTACTTCATATAAATTAAAGAAGCCCTTTAGGGCGTTCTCTAATTCTCTAGGCGTTGCTTCGTAGAAGGTAGCCGGCGTCCAGTTAAGCTGGCCTAAAGCTAGCTCCTGGTAATAGTCAAAAGTTAAAGGGGCTGCCGAGCTTTCACCCGGCGCCCCGTTTACTTTTTTTCCTCTTCCGAGGCTGTAAAGCTAGAACTAAACACGTTCAATACCTGCTCCATAGCTTCGGGCTTTTCGTCTAGCCAGTCCGCTATATCTTCGATCGTATGCTTATAAGGTTGCTTTTCTACTCTAGCGCCGTGCTTCAATCCACACCACACTAAAAAGAGCGCGTCCTTAAGTTTCATATTATCGCCTAATCTATCTAGGTCGGCCATAGTGTAGCCGTTCTCTTCGGTAAATTCCATAAGGGCAGCGAAACCGAATTTAACCGGTCTGCTTACTCCTCCTATTTCTACGTGTTTAACCATTTGCTTTAAGTGTTTGTGTTATTCTATTATTACGCTACAGTAGTGTAGGTAATAGCTCCCGTAAGCTCGAAAGTAGCCGAGTACGTTACGTTATCTTCCATACCGCTAGAAACCTCTAAAGAAGTTACGTAAGCAGCAGCAGACCAGTAATGGTCTCCCGATACCTCGGTAGAAAATTTAACCGTAAGCTGACTGCGTCCGCTCCAAGCTCCCATAAGATCATCTACGCCGTAAGCTGCATCTTCAGCGTAAAGCGCAGATACTGAAATAGTACCGCTCTTAGTAGCCTCCAATATATCGCGAGTGCCGCTTGAGTCTTTAGTAGTTGCATCTCTTGTGTCCATTGACAAAGAAATAGAGCCCTCGGTAGCGTGCGCTATTAGAGTAGACCCTGCGTAAACCCCTAAAAGGGTTCCATTCATAATACCAGTAGTTGCCATTTT